CCAAGTAATTAACTCGCCGTCTGTGCCATTAGCCAGCATCGCTACGTCTACTGCGCCTGCAGCGATAGTCAGAGTAGTACTTCCAGTAACGTCCCCCGTATGGGTGGCGTTGGTTACTTTAGCCGTGTTGGCTGCTACGTCAGTAGCCGCGCCCTTGGCGTCGAGTGCCGCCTGCAAATCTGTCTGTGCCGACAGAGTACCTGATATCCCTCCCCACGCGGTAGTGCCGGACGCATGCGAATGACCTATCTTAGCATATCGGCGATCTGGCATTATCTCTGTTCCTTATCCGGGCGGGTGTCGAAGTACACATGATCTGGCATGGTACTTCCGTTTCTCGATGTAGGTGTCGCAGTAGGCGAACCTCGCGTGCCGTACATCAAGAAATTGTTAATGAGACTCTCCCCCCCGAAGGGGGAAGAGAAATACTGCTATTGTTACTGTTCTAAAGCCGTTAAGTAGTTCTAACAGCCTATGCAGGAACAACGATAGCTACGCCAGCTTCTGGTCGCAACACGCCTGAACCATAAATGGTGTCGGCCGTGAAGAGGTCACCAAGGTACTCTTGGATGTAGGAAGTCTGTACGCGGGGACTCAGTTGCTCGATGAACACGATTGCTTCTTTTTGGAACAAGAGAGCTGCGCGTTGATCGACAGCAGAGCCAGCATCAGCAACCGTTGGGCAGTTAGACGATACGAACACGTCAACGCCGTAGAGGTTTCCGATCTTACCGTTGCGGATAGTGTTACCTGCGCCTTCCTCACCAACAAATGCTTGCTCGGTGAACCGTGCTATGCCCGTAAGTGATTTCTTCTCAACCGGGGGAATGACCAAGACGCGACCAGAGTTAGGTACGTCGTTGTCGTCCAACTGGCGGATGATTTCACGGATGCCAGCATCAGCAAGAGCTGCAGCGTTGCCCGCGTTACTGTTAGCCGACGTGCTCCAAGCGGTAGAACCGTCAGAGCCGATTACAGCTTTAGAGTAGGCAGAGCCCTCAACAGTCGGAGCTGAGTGAGCACCAGCAAACTTAGCGCCTTCGGCGTGTAGTGCTGTGTCAACCAGCTTCGCAAGAGCGTAGCCTGCGTCATCGGTGTAGAACTTACGGACAGAATCGTCAGCTTGGATAGAAACGATGTCTTCGATCAGACGAGAATACTCGTAATGCTGGTCGATAAGAAACTGCTTCATTAGTTCTTGGTTAGCGATCAGAGTTACCTGTGTCTCGGCAGCCTTGGAGCTTGCGCTTCCTCGGATGGGAGCAGGTACGTGGAAGGTGTCGCCCTTTCGACCAGTAAACGGCATGTTAACGACGAGGTTAGGCATAACAAGGTTTGACTTGTATGCTGCTATGATCTCGTCGGTCCACAGTTCCCGAACAAACGCGGAATTACTGCGGGTCCTACTTGCTGCTGTTACTTCTGTCAGTGCGACATGATTTGTGCCTAATGCCATGATAAATTACCTTATATAGTTAGTCAACAATACGACCTTCTGCATAAGCTTGTGCGATAGAATCTGCATGTGCTGCCAAGTACCTTGCGGCGGCTTGGCTGCCCTGATTAGCTTTAATACGGTACTCCATTAGTGCGGAGCGTGAGTAGTTATCAACTAAGTCGGTTGGTGCGGGACTACCTGATTCTAGTGTAGCATCTCTCAGCTGCTGCTGAGTGTTGTCTGCTGCGCTTGAACCCACAGGTGCTTTAGCTTTCTGATCGTAATACGATCCGAGGAGTTCCTCGGCAGCTTCAAAGTCGAGAGCATCAGCAGCTTGGACTAACATGACCCGAGATTTCTTCTCTCTTACCCAATCCATGAATTCTGGAGCGGCGGCGTCATCTTTCCACGTAGGAAACTGAGACGTAATAGCATCTACACCCGCCTGGGCGTCACGCTCGGCTAGTTTCTTCTCTAATGCTTCGATTCTTGAGGATGATTCTTCACGAGCAAGGCGACGGATTTGACCGTCCGCATCATCATATAGATCGTCCACGGTCACTAGTGGCGCTGTATCCACGGGTGCCGGGCTGACAGGCTTCTGCAATTGTAGTTCGAGCATTTGGTCGACGGTTCTTCGCATGTCACCAAGGTCCTGGGCTTGTCGCGAGTTCATCTTTTCCAATTCCTCGTATGACTGCGCGATGTCCTGCGCTGACTTACCTTTGAATCGTTCTGGAATGAACCTGCCGAGTTCGTCTCGGGACTGCTGGTTTCCTGCTGCGTCAATTATCTCGTCATCAATGTCGTTCTTTGCATAGTCTGTATAATTTGCCATATTGTCAACTCCTAAAAGTGGTATACCATCATAGGTATATTATCCATTAACTGCGGTATCGGATGCCATATTATCCGCAGGGTTTACTAGTTAATACTGCCGTGTTCTGCAATAGCTTTTGTTTCTATCGCAGCTTTGTCCCTGTGCATCTTGTCAAACATCGACACCGCCTCAGGACTAGCACTATCCCCCATAGCTAGGGAACTCCAGTGTGGCCTAGCAGGTGTGCGTATCTGCTTGACCAAAGGGCTACTGCACGTAGCGCACTGTTGATTCTCTCTCTCGGAGACTTTGCAGAAGACTTCTAATTCCTCTTTGCATGTCTCGCAAGTATATTCATACGTCGGCATAGTCCGGCTCCTCTAGCATACGCCTCTGCACTATCGAGGTTTCTTCTAGATTAGTTAGCTCTGATAAGGCCAATGACTTACCGCGTAAGACGTTAACTGTGTCCCAGTCGGGAGCTTCCAGTGCGTCTGCTTGGTTCTGGTATATCTGTGCTGTCGCGTCTTCGATGATCTTTTTCCACCCAGGTAGGGAGAATACTGCATCTAGCGCGTCATAGTAATCTCTTTGCTCATGTGTCAACACGTTCAGCCTCCTTAAGACTAACTACGTTATAGTATTGATCTTCTGTCTATTTTCTTGTTCTCTAGCTGCAACTTAGCTGCCGCTATCTGGTTTTGGTTGTTAGCCATGCGTGCCTTCTCCGCGCCCGTCGCAGCGTTGGCTGCTTGTATCTCTACGAGGTCATCTTCAAGGTCCGTCCTTACTACTGTATGTTCCGTCTTAGCTAAGATAAGCCTAGACTCAGCTTCAAGCTTGTTATTCTCCAGCGTGAGCTTGCGTAGCTGCTCCTGCTTAGCTTGATTCTCCATCTGCACCAGTTGTGCTTGCTGCTGCTTCTCTTCTTCCGAAGGAGGAGCGTTCATCTGGTCGATAGCAGACTTAAGAGCTACCTTATCGGAACTGTTGGTGTTTTGAAACAGGGCTTGTATGATAATGCCATGAGCTGGGCTGGTAGCATCTACGAATCCAAGCATCTGTACGAGCTGTTGGTTCTCTACTTCCCGTGCCATAAGGCCCATAGTACTGTTGACCGTGAATACCGCGTCCTCAGGGTAGCGCTGCCTGTCGAACTGCATGTAACGGTGTAGTGACTTAGTCACCAGAGCGTCCATGAACTTCTCGACTCGGCGCATAGTGCGCTTAGACCGTTTCAGGAACGCGGCGTTCATCTGGCTCATTCCACCAGATGTCTCATTACGGCGGCCCTGCCCCAGGGGAGTGGCCGTATCCATAGCGCCTGTAGCCATAGATACCATACGTTCTAAGTCGCTTGCGTTCTGGAACGAAGCTTGGAGTCCTGGAGCATTGAATGCTATAGGCTCGATGATCTCCGAAGGCTTGCCACGGGTCAAGAAGAACTTGCCTGGGCGGGTTCGGAGGTCGGGGTTGCGCGGCATCCGTGTGATGTCGGCTCCCATCATGGGGGCGGTCATTAATGCCAGGCCGTCGATACGTGCTCTCAGCTCTGCGTCGAGGGCTTTCTGGGCGTTATAACCTTTTTCCACGACACCCCGTCCCCAGAATTGACCGGGAACAACGTCGTGCGAGTAAGCTATGATTGGTCGATCTTTCATGGTGTAAGGCGACTTGACTGCTCGGAGCACTGTGCTCTCGTTAGCCAGCGTCACTATAGCCTCAACCATACCAAGGTCGTCTTCTCCAGCGCCTGGCAACAACATTGCCGGAACCTTACCGAAGTATTCTGTTATAAGTACACCGTCGTTTCTAACGTCTGTACTAGTTGATAATCCTGTCGTGCTTCCCGCTACATTGCCACTGTAGGACTCAACTGGTCCTTTCAAGTAAATGCCCGCAGCTTGCTTCTCTTTTATGCCGAACTTGGGTTTGACTACGTCACGACCGCAGAACAGAGCACTTTCAATGTTGGTTGCTGCTGCGTCGATGAAGAACTCGTCGGGGCGTACCGCCTCAACAGTAACTCTGAATCTCTTTGTGTCAGGGCCGTCGAACTGGTGTTCATCGACCACAGCTACGTTGATGATGGCAATACCTGTGCCGTACACACAGCCCATTAGAAATGCGTCTGCTATCGCCTCAGGTACGTTGTTAAGCTCGAAGTCCTCTAGGAGCTGATCGCGGTAGGCTATAGCGTCTGCTTTTTCCTCATCTGCAATGTTGTCTGCTATGTCAAACCAGGCAGTCCTACCGAATGTAGCCTCTTCCATCTCGGAAGCAGTCATCTCTACGGCCTGTTGTGACGCAGGGGAGATAAGGCGTGAGCGCTCAGAATCGGTGGTTTTGTCCTTATCCGCATGGATTCCTCTCCATATGCGGGTAAACTCCTCCCAGTTAGCGCCGTACTCCGTGTCTCTTACTTCGCGCGCATGCTTAACACGGTCAACTACCCACGATACTAGAGCACCCTTAGTAGGTGCCATTTCGGGGGCATTCTTGCCATCGTTGTCGCCATTCTGATTTGGTATCATTTAATATCCAGCTATTTCGTCTATGGGTTCCCAGTCCTCGACATTATCGGGACCTTCCCACCAGGGTTCGCTTATTTGATCTATGTAAGCGACTGCGTCTATTAAGTCGTCGTGCGCCAGCTTGGACGGGAAGTCTTGCGCTTGCGATAAGAACTCTTTGTTCCACTTTCCTTCCAGCAGCTGTATGCGGCCTTTCTCAGCGCGTCCTTGTAGCGCCCAGGCGATCCGGTCTGCTTTCGCTTGGTTTCCGTGGGTGCATGATTGCACTGGGAAATATGTACCGAGTCGGTTCTGCTCATCCTCTAAATAGGGCATAACTGCGTTGAATGTGGTGCCACGTTCTATGCCGAACGCTACAGGACGGTAGTCTCTGTATGCCTTTACGAGTCTGAGGGCTGTCTCTCTGACATCCCACTGCCCGTGTATTATATCTGCTATGCACCATCCTCCTGCGTGATTTAACACTACAGCTATTGCCGAGTCATCGAGCTTAGCGACCTTACGTCCACCCTCTGCGGACCGGAACCCTGCTAGATCAGCTGCGACGTAGTAGTCACCCGGATACGGCAAATGCTCCACTATAGGGAACATTTCTGAGGTCATAACGTTTCCGCTACCCCCCTCAAAGGACGCCATAATCTCCTGCTCAAAGCGCTCTTTACTCATGCGCCCCTCCGCCTCTTTTATCTCGGTGGAGGGTAAAAAGGGGTTCTCGACAGACCCAAAGTGCCACGACTTCCAACTAGGGAACCGTTTGCTATTTCCTTGGTTGAACAACTCATAAAAGTGGTTCTTCCCGTCGGGAGTACCAATGAACAGTGCTCCCCCCTCGCTGCGCGAGAGCTGCGGAGATATGATCATCTCCCAGACCTCTTCCTTCATAAAAGCGTACTCGTCGAGTACTACGTATGAAAGTCCCGTTCCACGCAGAGAATCAGGTCTATCGGCCCCCTTAATGTGGATAGAGCGACCGTTTATTAACTTTATAGAGGCTTCGTTCTCGTACGCCTGGGCTATAAGACCCTTGCCTAGCTCTTTAAGAACCGGCCATAAAATCTCTTTGCCCTGTGTGAACGTAGGTGCTATGTAATATACCTTCTCCAGTGTAAGGTCTATATCAACGCCGTCCGACCGGACTTTGTTGTTTTTAGACGCCTCCACAAACAAGGTTACAGCAGCAAGGAATGTCTTACCAAAGCGTCGGCCTGCGGCCATAACTTTGTACCGACTTTCGTCGTAGAAGACCTCCTCCTGCCTGTTGTGAAGCGATACCTCGATACTGTGCTACTTGCCGTCTTTACCGCGATCATGTCCCTGCGATGAGCCGTTAGAGCCCGTCTGTGGGGAAGGTGCGCTTTCTGGCTTAGGTACGCTAGGCGGTGTGCAACCTGGTCCTTTTTGTGCCATATCTGATGACTGATACATACTATTCTTCCTTGGTTGGTGTTGTTTCACTAGTGATATCAACCACTTCGACAGCGTGCATCGGAGCGGAATTGATTTGGATGGCGACTCTCTCGGAGCCTTGGGCCTCATCTGTAGTACCCTTGGACACATGCATCTCCAAGAGCATCTTGATCATGTTCGGATTACCTTCTAAGGCTAATTCTACCGCCTTATCCATCACTGCCCCCATGTCGGGAGCGGCCTGTCCGCGTAACTGTAGCTCAAGACTGTGCTTGAGTAGGGTTATAGCGTTTTTGCTGCCCTTCGGGCGCCCAGCGGGATTACCACTTACACCCTTCTTGAACTTAGTATCGCCCTTTTCAGGAAGATTCTCCACAGAAGGCGCCCTTACTACCTCTGCCATTGTAATTACGCCCGATTAACTTCCGAAATAGCTAAAAAAGCTGTTCCGGTGCTAGATGACTCGGCCATGTTTACATTAACATTCATTAGNTGTGTGTTTCCTAGAGTTTTACCAGCTCCCGGCTAGCTCAGAAGGACACCCGCCTCTAGAACGAGGCGTGGGGTGTGCAGACGGAGGATGCCTGGCTGTAGTTTCTTTTTGTTTGTCGGGTAAAGCTTCCAAATATCATATCTTGAAATCAGTTGATACTTTCATACCAAGAAGATTAAAGGTCCTTAAATCGCAACCTTCTACTTCTGGCTTTGTGCGATAAGCAGCTCCACCATCTTTTGAAGCTTTGCNTCAGAGGACTTTGCCGTCTCCTGCATCTCTGTCAAATTTCTCGTTATGCTCTTAATAGCNTGCTCATTGAGCTTGGTAGATGTGCCATTTTCGACGCTTTTCTTGCTTGTCTCAGTAACAATACTTTCTACGCGATCAAGCTCTTTCTGAGTCGTCTCCGCATTTGCCTGGGCAGCACCATAGGATACTGCACCTATAAAAAGACTAACAATCAAAGGAATGGCCCATGTGGGGACATTTACTGTATTTTCTGACATTTATCTTCCTAGTGAGAGGCTTAAGTCGCTTCATCTACTGCGGACGCAACTCGATTTAGCATGGATGCAGTATGTCTCGCTCCGGCCACCGCTTTCTTGCGTTTCATACTCAAGAAAACTCTCGCTTATACTACATTATACGTAAAATAACTCCTTTTGTGACAAAAGAAGCATAAATAACCTAAATTCTCTGTTATTGCTCTGTTCTCTTGAGATCACCATCGCAACTCCAGGAGGGTTTCAACCCGACATACAGTATATATCCCTATATACACCGGTCTTGCAGACCTTGTATGTCTTTTCGCTCCTGCTCAGTTAAATCCCTCCGCAACTAGTATTGCTATCGTTCCCTTGATGTCACTATCGCAACTATTCTAACTAGTGAAGTCAGTATCAACTGACGTTGGATACTTCCATAATACGCACCTACTAGCTTGCCATCTTTTCAAGATAGCTCGTAACTGCCATGCCCCCCCTTGTATTGCATCCGTTGACTCCGCCGATTACCGGGCGCGACCTACCAGGGAGTGCATGCTATGCATTGATCTGCTCTGCAGACTCGTTAGAAAGGCTCTCAGGGCGTCCCAGGCCCGTTAAATTGCTCCTGATCTACTAATGCGGGTGCT